GCAAAGTCGTAGCGCTTGAAAGAGCCTGATGCCAGCGTGCCGCCGCCGAAAGCGAAAAAGGTCGGCGTCATCAGACGATAGACAGTCGACGCGCTGAATGCGCTTGCCTGCGTTGCTACCGTGATGGTTGCGTTCGCGCCGATGGTGTTGCTCAAAATCTCTAGCGTGAGTCCTGCATTCGGCCCTGCGAGAATGTGAACCGAGTAGCCCCGTAGGTCGCGGGCTAATGTCTGATTCGTTACAATCGTCGACGTCGTCCCACCCGTAGCCGTGAGCGATGCCGCGCCCGCTGTGGCGCCCGTTGAGAATGAACCGCCGACGCCACAGCATCCTTGCGTAAACGTTGCAAGCGCAGGCGACGGCAGTTGCACCCACCCGTCCTCTTGTGGGCTGTATGCGTGAGCTATCCCGGCGCTTGAGATGTAGACCTGATTTTGCCGCACGTGCTTCGCAGAGATGATAAGGTGCTGCGACGTGGGGACAACGGGCGGCGGCGTACAATACTCCCACCGCTTCAGATCAAGGATTTTTCGGGTACCGTTAGTTGTTGGCATTGTAAAGTCCTTTAGGTTACGCTGATTCGGTCACGGAGACCGTTGGCGGCCATCCGCATGAGTGCAGGGATATGATCGTTCGCTGCGATGGTGCCGATCTGCGATTGGTTCGTCAATGTGGTTACGGTCGAAACTGTCGTGACCGTACCTACGCTTGTGACCGTTGCGAGGGTGAGCGATGCGGAAATCGAGTCGATCGCCACCCGCAGACGCGCGGCCGTGTCTGGCATCACCAGACCTAGCCCCGAACGGGTGAGAGATTGAGTAGCCATGCGCAGAGCTTCGATAGCTTCGAGGAGTTCGCCGTAGACAACCGTCGGCATTGGGTTTGATTCGCTGACGTCGGTAGCAGAGCCGTCCGCACCGACGCCGATCTTCACGCGCTGGTGAAGTACGCCGCCGATGTCGTCAGCTGCGATGCTTGCACCCGTGCCGGGCGTGTACCCTACATTGTCTGGCATCTTATGCTCCCATGAGTAGGAATGGATGGAATGATTCTCCGCCGCCCGTACCCGCAGGCACGTCGGTTTGGAGATAGATGTCCCCGTCCGTACCGCCCGAAGGCGAGGCCGTCCCCGACGTTATCGGCAGGGCTACCGGGTCGATGACGTCGGATGATGTTATTTCCGACAGGCTGCCCGATGCGTTGATTAGTGGCTTCTTGCGTGCCATCGTTAGGCTAACGTTATTGGTTGTTGCTGCTCAAACGCGATCGCCGTGGCGCTGATTGCGATGCCGATCTCTTGCGAGATGTGGCCAGACGTCGACGGAGCCGTAGCCGTGGCCGCCCCTGCTGTCGAACCGCTGAGATAGTAAGCCACTCCCGGCGTGAGCGAGCTTAGCCCCGTGAGGTCGCCGCTCAAATACACCGTTGCGTTGTTCGGCGAGGTCGTGCCTGCCAGGACGAACCCGTGCGCGCGCCGGCCGTTGGAAGCGTCCGCCTTGCGTGCCTTGCGCGTGCCGGCGTCGTTCCAAATGTTCACCAGATCGCCCGCGCTGAGGTTCTCGCTCGATGCCATCACCTCGGTATCGGCGCCGATGCCCGAAGGCATAAGCGAGTTGTCGAGACGGCCCGACGAATCGAGCTGTGGGATTTTGCCAGCATCGCCCGCACCTGCTGAGGTCTGCGTGCCTGTGACTTCTCGCAGCTGGCCTGCGTTGTTTTCTAGGTATTTCGCCATTTGTTACACCGTTTGAATGATTGTGTCAATGTCGATTTGTAGTGTCGTAGCCGTGAGCGCCCTGCCCACATGCACGAGGATAGCCCCGCCCGATGGCGCCGTCTGAGTGAGCGTTCCGTTGCTGCCGAGGTAAACCGTGCCCTTAGTCCATGACCACGATGCATCTGTCATAATGCCAGACGTTTTGATGGTCACGCCCGCGCCCGCGACGGCCGCGTTCGACGTGATGCCGATCACCTGCGCATTGGCAAGCGTATCGTTCGATGCATACACCGCTTCGCCGTTGGCGTCGGATGTCACCGCACGAAGGGCGGAAAGACTTACACCTGCTGTAAGTGAAACGTCGTCCGAGATTGGCACGAGGCCGCCGCCGCTTATCTGCAAGCGGATGTTAGGGCGCTCTATGCGGATGGTTCGGTTCATGGACGCGTCACCTGATCTATGATGACTGCATCGCCGCGGACTAGCTCTTCGCGGATGCCGGCGTTCGTTTCAACGATCGTAAACAGATAGTCACCGCCGGCCACAAACGCGAGCGTCTGAGCATACCGTCGTAGATGTCAATGACGTATGCCCACGCCGTCCCGCGGACGATCTCCGCGCGGCTCTGAGCGCCTACGTTTGAAAGAATGAACTCTGACATGGCTTGCTTTCCAAAATCTCACCACGGGGCCGTATCGGCCCCATAGTCAGCGTTTGTTATACGATGAGGTTAACGGCTGCGCCGCGTTCGGCTGCGGACGTTGGCGTTTCGTTGGCATTGCCAAGATTCGCCCACGCCACAAGAAACGTGCCGGCTGTGCCGTCGCCGGCCGTCGCCACAAGGTCTAGGTAGCGCTTGCGCCCCGCCATGTCTACAAAGAACTTGTAAATCTTGTTATCGTCCGTCGCACTTGGAAGCGCCGTAGCACTACCCGTGTCCGGGTCAATCGCAGTTCCGAACACCGTGCCCGGAACATCCGTTGGGCTTGACAGTGTAGTTGCGTTCGTGGCAACGTCGGACTCTTGCAGTCGAAGGTTAGTCATAGCGATGTCGGTATCACCGAGCAACACGCATATTTCAACCTTGTTGAATCCGAACGTGTCTACGACGTTCGTTGTGAACGAGCCGTTATCCACGCGCGCGGCCGGCGTGACGATTGCGACGGTTCTGTTCTGAATTGAATCCGTAGCGCGCCGTAGACTTCCAATAGAGCGTGTCGTTGAGATACCCCGCCTCGGTTGACGGCGTGATAGAAAGCCCCATACGATCGTACATGATGCCGGACACGTCGGCCGAACCAACGAACGCGAGAAATTGGTTGTTCTCAGCGGTCAGCAGCGGCGTGTATAGTTCATCAACGAACACGACTTCCATTCCGTTGAGGAACTGACGTTGCACACCGTCGATGATCTGCGTCGTCGTGTTGCCAGAGGCGGCGTTCATCAGCGGCACGATTTGACCAAACCAGATTTGCGACGGAACGTAGAACCGATTGATCAGCCCCGGCCACGTCGCTACCTTGGCTTGCGCCTTGTAGATGTCTGCAAGCGTCAGCGATGCGACTGTCGAACCCGTAGCAAGCGCAATGCTAGCAGCGCGAAGCTTGTCGGCGTCCGTTGCCCACGTCCCGCCCGTGCCGGTTACCAGCGCCTTGAAAGCCTCGGTAACTCCGACGATGCCGTTGTACGTTGACGTGCCGTCACCGAGGAAAGCGGCGCGGTCTTCAAAGACGGCGTGCTCGTAACCGTGGTCGCGAGCAACTTCTTCGCCGAGGTTGGCGAACGCGTCCTCGTTGATTTCCATCGTGGCCTGTGTCACAGCGCCGAACTTCTTGGCCGTGACCATGATCTGATCAAACTTCACATCGGAAGTCGTGTAGGTCTGCCCTTCGCCCAATGCACGAACCGACGTGCCGCCGACGTTGCGAGCAAAACGGCGTGTCTCGGTTGAACCGGTCACTACCTCCATGATGTTGCGAGCGACGCCGCGCTCTTCGCGGTAGTAACGAATCGCCGTGTCGAGTTCGTCGGTGACGATCAGACCGCCGAGGGCGTCGTTGCCTTCGCTCTGCAACTTCACGCGGAAGTCTACGCCTTGCTCCTTGCAGAAGCGTTGCGCTTGCTCGTTGCCGAGGTAGGCGGCGATCTGAGCACCGGCCTTGTAAGCGGCCTTTTCAGCGTCGGCGCCATAGGACTTAAAGCCCTTGCCGCGGTAAGGACGCGTCTTGACGCGAACGTCTGACGTGGTGACCGTCGAACCGGCCGGGGCCGTGAAAGCAGGGCGCAAACCTTCGAGGGCTGACGCGTTCGACTTTTGCAGGTTGATGAGGTTGCGCTTTGCCTGCATGGCGGTTTCGATCTGTCCGATCTTCGCCATCGCCTTAGCTGCGCCTTCCGATGCGGCTGCAATCTCCTCTGTGGTTGCCGTTGCGCTTGTCGCTTCGGCGATCATTGCGGCCAGCTGCTCGCGAATGGTTGCGAGTTCTGCGGCCATTGCTTCCGGCGTTTCGTACGTGCCTGCAAGCACGGCGTCCAGCGACGAAAGCAACTCATCCCATGATTTAGTTTTCATGGCGTGTTCCTTGATTCAGTAGTTGTAAATGAAGAAGCAGAGCGCGCCGCTCTTTCGATGTATCGGGCGACGGGTCTGTCTCCTTGTGTAGAGCGTAAAGCGATTTCGCGGCATCGGTCAGTTGATCGGCAAGTGACGCGATCATGCCGCGGATTCGGGAGTTGAGGACGCGGCCGGCTTTGAGTTTCATGTCTGCGAACGCGTGTGCATGTTCTTCGGCGTTGTCAACTAACGCGGACAACGTGGCTAGCTTGTCTTCGATCCCCATTTCCTTTACGCTCTGTGTTTGTGTCTTTGGGTTTGCTCCGAGTGTCACAAGAGACCACTCGTAAAGTTTTAGTTTGTTTAGTTCTTTCGTGCCGTCCGGCAGCGGCGTCGTGAGTACCTCATCATAGCCGAACGAATACTGATTGACACTACCGAATTTTACATGTTCGTAAGCTTCGCGCCCGGCTTGCACGTTGAGATTCAGAAGCCCCTTTGCTAGCAGCCCACCATTGGCCTTAATCTCATCAGGCAAACGCGGATCGCCGGCCGGCACTTCTTCCATCGACGTCGTTATGCCGATAGGCGTGTCCATCTTGTGTTGCCAGATAAGCGCCGGCGTCAACTCGGAAAGGGTCGCAGCAAATGCGCCGTATTTCACGCGATCGCCGTATGAATCCACGTTGTCGTAGACGCTGACCCATGCTTCTATCTCGCCCTCGGTTCCGGTCGCTTTCCAGCGCGCGGGGAATGATTTGTATCTCATCGCTTTGGTGCCTTATCGTATCGTGTCGGCCGGATGACGCACCGGCAGTTAATCGTTTCGCCCG